TTCAATTATAATCTTACCTAATGTACGAATTGCTTTATAGGCATTATTATAATATGATGCAGTATTGGACTCTTTAGAAATTTCTTGACGTAGAATTTCAGTAGCAGTTCTTTCTTTCTGATCTGCAATACCAGTCAATGGAACACCTAAAGTATCTTCCATTAGCATACGACATGTAGAAATTGTATTCTGTAAATCACCAGTCTGGAATGATTCTGTCAATGGTACTGGTTGGTGTTCACCTTTCCAGATAACTGCAACGGTATCATCTTCATTGCATGCAGCTTGATTCTTAGGCATTAATGCATCTTGGTGAATCATATAATTAGCTTTAGCAGAACGTCCAACACGTTCAATCATAGTAGAATAGGCAATATTAGTACCTAATTCTAATGATAGAGTCTGTTGAATAATACCATTATAGTTAATATGATTTAATTCGAATATTTCATTACCAGCAAGTCTTAGAATAGGAATATACTTAATTGGTAATTCAATATATTGTACTACTTTATCACCACAAATCTTATAGAAGTCTACAAGACCATTATCATTCTTCTTATAATAAGATATAATTGCAACTGAGTCTTCAGGAATTTCCCATTGATCGAAAGTATCAAAGTTAATAGTGCATTGTGTTCCAGGATAAGAGAAAGGAACTACATCATCACCATAAAGTCTCTTTGCTTTATTTAAAGAAATATAATTAACTACTGCACCTTCTTCAGCATCAGAACCATCTACAGTATTACATGTAGGGTCTAAAGCAATTGCATCAATATGAGAAGCTGATTCAACTACTACTTTAGCTTCACCTGTAAATTCATCTTCAACAGTTGTAATTACAAGGAATCCATAACCAGTTAATACAGCTTTACGGAATGCATCAACAATAGCAGATTTACTATCAGTATCAGATTCTACATTATCAATCATCTGTTGTAAATCTGACATATTGTCTTCAACTAATTCAACGTGCCATGGAGAATTACTAATAGGTGAACTAATAGCATTGACCATGGGATTCCAGTTATTTAAGTAGAGATTTAATTTCTTTCCTCTCTTATATTTACGAACAGTAGATGAATTCCAGAAGTCTCCGGAATATCTACGTAAGTCACGAATTGCTCTTTGAATGGTGTCATTATATCTGTTATTAGATTTAGATAGAAATTCACCACACTTTGCAATTATTTCGTTATTATCTTTAATTTCATCCATTTAGAACCTCTTATTATATAGTCAATAATTAGAACTTGTCTATTAGTTATATCCATCTTCAGTGACTGGTCTTAATGTTAATGTCATATCAAATGTTGCATAATCAGCACCAGCTGGTGGAATGACAGGAGTAGATGCTTCAGGAACGTCAGCAGAACCACCATAACAGAAATAGTCACTACTAAATGGAATATAATTAGGACCTTCAATCAATTCATTTGACAAATCTAGACCACTGAAATTCATACCATTAAATCCTAAGTATGTACTTGAAGTAAAGTCATAATTTGCATAATATGTATTAGAACTAAATGTATGTCCAGCCATATCAGCATTAGTAAATGGAACACTTACATGCAAATCAACTCTCATTCTCTTATTACCAATACTAAAGAATTTAATTGTCTGATTATTCCAGTTATATGTTGTTGGAATCCATATACCTATACTATTATATGCCCAAGCTGTATCACCTGGACCAGCAGATTTACGAGTACTATCTCTTACTAAGCATGGAACATTAAATAATTCTGGTCTATTTAAATGATAATATAACCATGGTACATAATCAATTGTATATACACCACGCTGATTCCATTGATGATAATATTCTCTTGGTAAGAATGTACCAGTATTACCACGATAGACATAACTATGTGCATTATCATTGTTCTTTATGTTAGTCATATTAAATACAATAGGATCTGCTTTAGTTGCATTGTTATTAATCCAAGCACCTATATAGACTGTATCTGCTGTATCTGAAGAAATATGTTGTTGAATATCATTCCATATACAGTTATCAATATAACCAGTAATAGTAGTTCCATTATTAACTGAGTAAATATCTTTATTGATTTGTGAATCTTTATATACCATATTTGAAGAAGATACTTCTTGATTTATAATTGAACTATATGCACTGAAATTAGGTGTATTTAGTCTTGTTGAAGAAGCAAGACCTGCAATAGTAGAATCTTTAACAGATACATTTGCATAATTACTATTTAAAGATGCAGTTGATGAATAAATCATCAATGTTGCATTTGGTAGATTACTATTTAATACAACTTCTGAATCTCTAATAACAACAGTACATGCTGGAGTTGTAATTGACCATGTTAAATTAACTGAACAATTATCAAATACATAAGTGTTATTAGCATTACCAGGAATTCTGATATTGCCTTGAACGTTATTAAATCTATATACATGTTGAATAGAAGATTCACCAAATGTATGTGATGTTCCTGTACCAATGAAATTACTATATGTTCTATCACCTAATTCTTGGTTCATGACAGCAAAGTCATTAGGAATTGTGACATTCTTAAAGTCAATATCTTTAAAGTCAGCCATACGCTGATGTAAATAATTCCATAGGTTAACTTTAGTTGCGAAATTGTCAATATCAGCAATACAACCAGAGACTGAATTCTGTGGTGTAGGACTACCATTGAACATCTTCTCAGTCAATGTTAAATTCTGTAATGTATTATCAGTAGACAAGCAACCAATAACATCTAGATTACATGAAGTCAATGTACAAGATGATATTAAAGAATCACCAGAAATATTGCACTGAACAAATGTATATCCAGAAATATTCTGATTAACTGATACATTCCAACCTTGTAAAGTCTTAACATTAGTAGAACTATTAGTAGCATCAATAATATAAGTACCTGGTTCATAAGACTTAGCTTTATTTAATGCTTTAATGTTCCAACTTGCCTTTGCATAGTTAGAATATAATGTAGTATCACCATTCAAGAAATGTGGGTCATTTCTAAATGCATTTGTCTGTTGACTATGAATTATTACGTCATCATCAATAAATTCTACACCTTTAGCTAAATCTATCTGATTGATTGGATTTAATGTAATGTTAGTCAATTTATAATAATGATAATATTGTGTATTTAACAAAGTATCAAAGAACAATCTTAGACCATGATTATTTGCATATACAAGTGCATATTGAATAGCAAGAGTCTGGTCTAGCATATTCTGTGAATTAGATGGGAATACACCATAATGACGAACATCTAAGTGTTCAGTAGGACATACCATTACCCATCTACCTTTAATAAGGTCAGTAGCAATTACAGCACCACCATCATCAGGGTCAGTAGATTCAGCATCCCAAATATAGTTAATTGGTTCTTTATCACCAGCTTCATTATAACCCATAAGAGTTATAACTTTAACACCATCAATTGAAGGAACTGATGTTGGACTTAAATCTCTTAAATCATCAATACTTAATACTGCATAAGAAGATTTACTATCATTCTCAATGTCAATGAACATTTCAGATTTAGATGTATATTGTAATTGCCATTTAGAAGTATCAGATGGATCGATATTCATTTCTGTATACCATTCACCATTACCGATATATTTGTAGTAATAAGCAATTACATCTTCATTGATAAAGACTTGATGTTGAGTTCTACCATAAATATCAGTCAATTGTGGATTGTCTAATGGAGTACCATCTTTATCATAAATTGGTGCACTAGTATTTCCATCATTAACTACGAAATGAATACAACCATGTAATGGATGGTTGTCATTATCTGTATATTTGTTCCAGTTATCAAATGAACGTGGCATTTATTTAACTCCTTTCAATAATCTATATGTCTTTGATTCTTCATTCCAATCTTCAGGCATAATATATTTCTGTCTTAAATCTTCTAATATAGCTTCTTCAAGCAATTTAGCTTGTTCTTCTTTCTCTTGTTCATCAATATAATTCTGTACTGCTTGTCCGACTAATGGAATTCTTGTATAAATCTTTCCTTCTTCTGATAATTTATCACCAAGATTATTAGTTATATAATTCTTAACTGCTTCTTCTTTAGCAATTTGTGTAGCAGTCTTTGCTCCTTCAGCAGCTCTAGCTGCAGCAGATTCATCATAATAATTCATTATAGTCTTTGATACAGGACCATAAGGATGCTTAGGATTTACTGAATGTATTGTCAAATCAGTTGGAACAGCTACATTATGTTGTTGTAGTATATTTATTAAATCACTTGGTGTATCTGCATAGAATATACGACCATCAGGAGCTATATATGAAGGTCCGGTAATACCTCTAGACTTCAAATAGTTATTTGCTTTCTCTTCAATAGAATTACCTTCAGCACCAACTATATCTTTAATAGAAGCCCATCTTGAACCTTTAGGAATTGGTCCTGGAGGATTTCCAGTTAATACACGATATAATGCTGGGTCTGATTCAGACAATTGCTTCATTTCTTTAGCTATTGTTCTTTGTCCAACTGATACAGTAGGGTCATCAGCCATACGAATTGGTACATAACGATATTTACCAAGTTCTGCTTCTGCAATTTCTTTAGCAGTCTGACCAGTACCAAATTCATTGAATTTACTTGCTGCAGGAACAAATCTACTAGCTCTACCAACAGTTCCTCTTAGAATTGCGGGTGTAATTATATTTGTTGCAGTTCCACCAGCAACATCACCAACAGAGAAATTACCTCTTGGATTGTCTTCATCATATACAGCAGAGTCATAGACTTCAGATGCAAATGGAGCAGTAGCATTAGATGCAGCACCACGAATTAGAGCACCACCAACTTTAGAAGTAGCACCCAATCCTCTTGCTACACCACCCCAAGGAGTAGCATATAGAACATTCTGACCTATATCACCAATGTAATCTTTAGCAGTAGGTTCTTCACCACGAGCAACTGCTTCAGTACCTCTTGGAAATACCATATTAGTTATGAAGCCTGCAACTCTATCTAATTTGTCACCATCTTTACCAAGTGCTATATCTTGACGTCTTAACTTAGTGGCTTCTTCTGCCATCTTATGATTAAGTTCAGCTGGATTTACACCTTGCTTATCTGCTACAAATTTGATTTCTTGATAAGGAATTTCTTCAAATTTATTATACCAATCTTTACCAAATTCTTTATCATAATCTACTTTACCAGTCTTTAATTCACCAAATAAAGCTTGACTAAATGTTGGCATGCCATCTAAATCTTTAGAAGACATTGTCTGAGTAAAGTATTTCTTTGAACTGTTGATATAGTTAGCAACATCAACATCATTGTCAATTTGGTCTATTTGATTATATAAATCTCTATAGTTATTCTTATACAATTCATCAAGAACTTTATCTTTGAAAGCACCCATATTTATTCTCCGAATTCTTTAATTAATGCTTTACCTTCTGGTGATTCTTTCCATACTCTATAATCATATCCTTTCAATTTCTTTCCAGCTTCCCATTTAGCCTTTCTCTTAGCTTTATCTTCAACTTTCTTATCTTCAGGAATGATTGCTTTAATTCTATTATACTGGTCTCTGAAAGATTCATTATTCTTAATTGCTGGATTTGCTTCCATTTCTTTAAGTATATCATCTTTCTGAGCTTGATTCTTAATCTTAGTAATATAAGAGTAGTCATTAGTCTTTACTTTAGTTGTTGTATTAGCTTTAACATCTGCATTTACATCTTCTTTAATGTCTTCTTTAATTTCATTTCTTGCAGTATTATTAACTTCTTCGTCTTCAATACCAACAGCTTTATTCCAGTATTTAAGTTCTTCTTTAGCATTTCTTACATCTCTTTCTAATGCAGCTTTAACAAGATCATCACCTGAAGTATCATTCTTTAATGCTGCTTCTGCATACTGTAATTTATTTAATGCTAATGAACGATTCTTCATATTCTCATCCATTCTATAAGCAGCTTGTTGTTCCATTTGAGCATTAGCAAGTTCTTTAGCATTCTTCATTTGAGCATAAGCTAATTCCTGGTCTTTCAACTTATTATACCAAGCTCTTTCTGCATCAGTATACTTATCTAATAGACCTCTATCATTATTGACAACATAAGAAGACCAACCAACTTGTGTCTTTGGCTGTTGAACTTTATTAGCATCACGTTCTTTAATCTTTGCTTCTATTTCAGCAATTTGCTTATCAAGTAATGCAATATCTGGATAATCATAAGAACGAGGTGAAGCAGTATTATTCATGTGATAATACTTAGAATATGGATTGTCTTCATTTATTATTGACTGTCTTACTTCTGCTTCATCTAGTAATTCTTTAATTGATTTCATTATTAACCTCCATAGATACTAGACATATACTTTAGAAAGTTCTCATAATCTTCTTCTGATTTACCGGGATGATCCATTAACCATTGTTCTTTCTTACTGAAATTATATAGACCATAATCTTTAGGATTATCTTCTAATTTGTAATAATTATCAGGATTTGCATGAACCATCCAATCAGTTGATTCACTATAAGAACGATTTGGATCATTTGTAGTATTATTACGTGACTGATAATCAAATGAAGTTGGATTATATCTTTCTTGTTCAGCTTGTATCTGTGCTCTTACAAGATTTGCTCGTTGATCTTGCAATTCCTTTAATTTATCTTCAAGTTCATTTGCTTCAGAATATGCTTGATATGCATCCATACCACGTGCAAATGTAGATGCTATATCTTTAGCAGTCTGTGCTTTAATATCAGCAGTCTTTACTATTCTATCAGCATCACGTTCAGCAGTATGCATACGATTCTTAATCATATTATCAATCATTGACTGATAATTTATATTGTCTCTTTGATAAATTCCCATGATAATCTCCTATTAGTAGAGGCCAGTAATGGCAGTTGTATAAGCAGTCTTTGCATTCATCTTATCTTGTTGTGCTTTCAATAGATCTGCCATTTGACTATCTTGTGTATTATAATAATCTTGTGCCAAATCACCTTCAAGACCGATCTTATATTGTTGTCCTTCACGAATTGCATTTAATCTTGCTTGATTGTTCTTAATTGCATCTGAATACTTCTGATATTCAAATCCTCTATCAGTATTATATTCTTGCATTGCAGTCTTATACAATTCATCTTCTTTCTCAGCAACACCTTTAGCAATATTCAATGCTGCACCAGTACCACGTCCTAGACCAGCACCTGCTGCACTATGTTGAATTTGATCTCTAGTGTCACCAATAATCTTACCATAATATGGATTTAAGAAATCTTCTTTGGTCTTATCATAATTGAAGTCACCAAAGTTATATACATATTCTTCTGGCTTATATCCTTCAATTTCTGATTTATACTTATTAACATCTTCTTTAGAACCTAAAGAACCACGTTGTGCATAATAATCAGAAATTTGTTGTGATAATTTATCATATTCTTGTGCAGTAATCTTTCCTTGTTCACGTAAAGCAGCAATACCAGCCATACGTGACTGATATTCTTTCTCAGCTGCTTCTTTCTGTGCTTGAGTCTGCTGATAACTTGAATATAGATTTGCTATTGTTCCTGCAGCCATTGCTGCTACTAAAGGCCATGCCATAGATTTAATCTCCTTATAAATTCAGTCAATTCTTGACGTTCCTTGTTATACATGAATAATAATTAGTCTTACTCTAGTCTTATACTAGTTCCATCTCTTTAATACTAATTGACCTTGTGCATTTACATTATTTGCTAAATTACATGTTAACAGACTATCTTTAATAGTTATTCTTGTTCCATTTGAACAAATTAAGAAGCCATCATATACAGTTGGTAATTTAACATTATTATAAGATGCACCTGGTAATAGATTGATAAAGAGTATATTCTTTATAATAGTAAATATACCTTTACCATCAGAATATTGACCATATTGACCTTTAAGAGCTTCAATATTCTCATTTGAGGAGTCATATCTTACTATCTTTATTTCAATATTAGATGCCATAATATACTCCTTACATAGGTCTCATAAATGAAGATGGAGACCATGATAATTCAATAGATTCAAATGATAAAGGAATTGGTTCAGTTGAAGAAATTTCTAATGTAAAGAATGAACCCATACCTAGACCAAATATTGATGTATCAAATGAATAATTACCAATCTTACCTAAATATGCATCTTGATAATCAGAGAATGTAGCTCCATCCCATGACCATCTAAATGATACACGTGGATTCATTTCTAAATCAGTATAACTATTGTTAAATGAATGTTGTCCATTATTACCAATTAACTTTAATTCATCAATAAAGAATGGTTGATTATTATTGGTTAAGACACCACCACGTCTCATCTTATAAATGACTCTATCATCATGTTCTGTATACTTATTCTCATCCATATAGCATAGAGCATTAGTTGTTCCTACATATATCTTAGAATATGCATAAGTTGCATGATTATAACGCCAATATGTTAAATGGTTCTTAGTATCATAAGATGCTCTATAATGCCATGCATCTTCAGTCACATCATATACAAATGTCTTCTTTGCATCTTCAAATGTTATAGAATAGAATGTGTGTTGGTGTTCTTGCCAAATAGATGAATAAGCAGTCTCAAGATTTGCTAATTGAGTAATTTCACGTTCAATATCTTGTGTAGAAATACGTGTTATAACTGTATCTTTAATCATAAAGACACCATTATCACCAATATCAGATGAACCTAACCATAATACAGTATTACCTAACATTGCCAATGAATTTGGTGCTTTAATACCAATATTACCTGCAGCATTATCTGGAGATGAGAATGGATTGTTCTTATCATCATTATATGAGAATACCTGCCATGAACGTTCACCAAATGTATATAATTTAGAACCATTACTACATAGAGCAATAGTATTATCTGGACACCATTCTGAATAAGTGATAAATCCATAATTGGCAAATTCTACAGTATGAATTCTAAATAAGTCATTTACTTCTGGTGTATCATCTGCTGAACCATCAATAAAGTCTTTCCATTGTGTATAATATTGGTCTTGAATTTGTCCTGCAATATATTGTTCTTTAGTTGCTTCATCTAAAGCAGTCCACCATACAATAAAGTTCTCTCTATCTTCATAGAAAGATGCAGGTTCACTATCTTCAATTTCAAATGGATATTGATATGATGTATAGAATGCATCAGTTCCAGCATCATTGACAATTAGATAACCATATAGATAAGCACAATGAGTTGGCTTAATATATTCAGTAGTAGAATTGACACGAAATGGTAAATCAATTCTCTTTAAATCTAATTGCTGGTCACCAATTGATAGGCCTGTATTTACTGCATATACAGAAGTACCATCCACAATAATCAAATGTGGATGCGCAGAACCATAACCACCTGTCTCAGTCATGTGACATTCAGTAGTATATGAGTTAATTGTACCAATTGCAATTGCATTATTATTACTATCAATTAGATATAATGTAGTATCATATACAGCATAAAGAACAGGCTTATTATCATAGCCTCTTGATACTCTATACATACCTCTACATTTACCTTCAATATTCTGTGCTAGAACTTCACCTTGAACAGTTCTCATTACAATATTAGCAGATTTCTCTATATCATTCTGCTGTATTTCTGGGAACATATTTACTGCTTCACCAAGTCCAACCTTAACTAGATTAGACTTAGAAATTCCACCACAAATATTTGTTATAACTTTACATTGATTTGCCATTTATTGACTCCTCTTAGAACCATTCACCAGACATTAATTGTGATTGTGTCATTGTATAGTTATTATCCCAATAGTCATTACGAAGCAATAATCTATCTTCAGAACGTGGTGTTCTTACATTATCAACTAAGACTTGTACTTCCTGTTGTAGTCTATTCATTTGTGCTTCATCTAGACGTGGGTACATCAATGCCAATTTATGTGCAAGTGCTACAATTAACAATTCTACATAATTATCAGGAATGAATAAATCAGTATTTAAATCAATATTAAATGCTTCATTATAGTTAATCTTTAGACGATATGCACCACTATAGATATATGGCTTTAATACAATTAACCATTCACCTTCAGACTTAGGAGTATAAGTATATACTCTTGATGTATTAGAGAATTTATCATAATCAGTATGATTTACAAAGTCTAATTTATAATGTTCTCTATACGGTTCATTAGTATTATTGATTACATAGATTGAATTTATCTTAGCAACATCTCTTACTTGAACATGAGTCATTGCTTCATAACGCTTCATTTCTTGATAACGCTGTGGATAAGGTTCATGTGTAGGAAATCCAGCCCAAGTATATACAGTTCCAGAAGGTGTTCCTACAGGCATTACAGTATATAATACATTAGGATGGTCTTCTAATATAGCCCATACTTCATTATTATAATCTTCTTCTGTTAATTCATAAGCATTTAATTCATCTGCATTTCTGAAATAAAGATTATGTTCACCTTTCAAATAATCAGATTCATCATAAATATGAATTAGATTTGACTTTGGAACTATAACTGAATTCTGAGTCCAACATAATAAATTATCTTGATTATACTTAGAAATAATACCTTTCAATAGACGAAAGGCATTCTCTACAACACCTGGATAAGGGTTGCGCTGTGGTGCAAGATTTACACGAGTAGCAGCTTCTACAATAACTTCTCTTACTGTTGTTGACATATTATAATTTCTCCTATAGGATTATACTTATACTTACAATAATTAGTCATGTGTATTCAATTCTTCCATTCTTTCAAGAATTGGAATTATATTCTTTATACGATTTCTCCATTCAGAAGGCTTAGATTTAAGAAAGAAGAAATGTACTACTTTATGTGACATTTGATTTAAGAATACGAAATTATCATCATTTGATATATCTTCATAATGACTTTCATCTAAATCACAATGGTGCAAATTAGCCATCCTAGTCAGCTTTGCACCTGTAATTGGATCTACTTTCTGTTCTTTACGCTTCTTATCTCTAAAGTCTTTCCATTTCTTAGTAGCTCTAAATTTATTCTTTGCTTTCTGATTGTTCTCTTTCACGTAATACCTCACATGCTTGTCTATTCATTTCGTTCCATTGTTCGATAGTATATTTATTACTGAAATACTTCTCATAAATCTTAACTGTATTGCAGATAAATGGTCTATTCTCATATATTTCACATTTATTATCGTCAGTAAGATATACACAAGCACAGTCACCTCTATCTAATTCTGGTAATATCTTACCAATTACTCTGCAACAATATGCTTTACAATTAGAACAATCTATTGGCTTACATTTAGTCTTATTCATTATTCATATCCTTTCTGATTATATACAAGTGATAGATATTCATCAACTGCATTACTATATTCTTCATTACGATCAATTTGTCCATGATTCTTTGCATATAAAGCTAATGATACAGCATCACTATAGTCAGGTGAATGACCTAATACTTCTTTAATATCTTTCTTAGAAATTAATGATGTCTGACCTTTATTATTAATTGTTATTTCTTGTGCAATGAATTCTTCTTTAACATTATCATATACATAGAATCCATCTTTAATTTCTTTAGCAGCTTCTAAATACATTTCAGTTCTCATATTAGGATATAACTCTTCATTAAAGGCTTTATTTGCAAAGTTAATACCATCAACTGGTATATTCTTTGATTTACACAAATCTAATATACCTTGACCATATCCACCAGTATTATCTAAATAACCACATTTAAAGTGATATTTGTTATAATAATCATTTATACGATTTACTTTAATGAATGTATCAGCATGACTAAATTCTGATATATCTACAATACCATATTTGTCAATAATTGTAATTACATCCTTATCTGCGCCCATACCAGAACAGTCCATACCAAGATAATAGACATTATCATTTGAAGACTTATCTTGTCTAAAGTCAGAACGCTTAACAATCTGTGATACTACATCAGCATCAAAGATTTCACCTAATACCTGTTGTCTATATAATGGTGTACCTTCACCATAACGTTCTACAAGTTCATCTTTAAATGCTTGACTTGTAAATGGATTATCAAATGCAGTGGCATGTATAACTTTATCAGCATTATTCTTACATAGTGCAGAGAACCAATTCTGTACTCTTGTATTAGATGGAGAAGATATTAGTCTTACACGTGATGGATATTTACTACCACGCATACGGTCTCTTGCATTATTATAAATTTCTTCATTAGTATATGCTGCTTCATCAATTGCTAATAATGAAATTTCAGTAAGACCCAATACTGCATCAGGTGACTCTGCAGAGAATCCATATAGAATAGAACCATTAGGAAATACCAATTCATTATTCGATTTATTATGTTCAATAGTAATACCAAATTCACTACATCTATTCTTAATTTCACGAATTAGAACAAGTGTTAATGCACGATAATTCTGAGCAATAATAATACCACGTATACCTGGATTCTTTAAGCACTGCAATACAATCCATATTGACAAAGCATAAGATTTACCTGCAGATACAGATGTACATGCAATTCTTAAATCATCATCAAATCCATCTAAGATAAATTTACGTTGCCATTTAGATAATTGTGCTTTCATATTATACTATATCAAATGTTATATTAAGTGTCTTGTCTTCTTTCTGTTCTAATTTAACTTGCTTTCCTTCTTTAGCCCAGTGTTCTTTATCACGTCTTGATAAGATTTCTAATAGTCTATCAGCAAATTTATTACTACCATTTAATAATGTCATACTAGTTAATAAATTACGAACTTGTAATATCTTAGTCTCATACCATTCATCATCAATTTCATCAATGATTGTTCCAACTGGAACATAAGTAAATGCTAATTTAGCAAATTCTTCTTTACTATTAGTAGAAATTAAGCCGACAGTCAAATCGACATTATATTTCTTTACTAATAATGTTCCAATCTGTTCTGATAAAGTCACATGAACAAAGTTATTCTTTAACCATTCAGATAAAGTCATATTATCCTCCTTTATTCATAAATTCCCATTTCATGCTTCTTTAATTTCAAGAGCTTATCTAAGATTTCAATAGTCTTATCAAGCTTCTTCTCAATTGCATCAAATTGTGTCACAAGTATCAATGACTGTTCTGCAAGTTGATTTAATATCTTTGCATCATCAGTCACAATAATTTCCGCTTTAGCTTCTTCTTTCTTGACAACATCTTCTTTCTTTCGTGTTCGCTTCTCTGCCATATTTAAGCTCCTTTATACTATTTATTATGTATTATTCATATTATATAAATAGAAATAAGACTTATAAGCGATTTGCCTATAAGTCTTTCTAATGAGGTAATTATGCTTTATTTAACACTTTATATATGTAAATTCATCTGTATTATTAACTAATTCTCTGATTGTCATCCAATGATTTATATCAGCATCTATATTATGTTCTCTTAAGTATTTATGTATCTTTAAATGAAGTGATTTACTAATATAAATGAACTTAGATACATCTTCATATCCAAAGTAGTGATGAATTTCATAACCATCAATATGTAAGTTCATTTGTCTAAGAATATATCTTGACTTACTTCTTATACTCTTCTTTCTCTGACCTAAAGAATTCACCTCTGCTTTCTGATAATCTTTCTGATATGATTTCTGATAGTCTCTATATTGTTCTTTATGCACTTCTCGATAAGCTTTCTTCTTTGCTTTCTCTGATTCTTTATGTGCTTGATAATAAGATTTGCTATATTCTTTACGATTCATATATTTCCTTATTTATACGTTATAATCTTTCGTATAAATTCTTGCATTAAATCATCTACTGTATAAGCATTAGCTTTATCAAGCATATCTTTATTAAATTCTCTTGATAACATCTTAACACCATATAATTTAGTTAAATGAGGAGCAACCATTAAAGTAATAGTATCAACATTTACGTTGAATTTACCAATATTAGCCCAATCTCTACTTTCTTGATTCAAATCGTTCTGTAATTCTTTACTAGTCATATTCTTCATCCTTATTTATACGTTCAATTCTCCACTTCTTATATTTCTTCTTTCCTTCTTTATATTTAATAGTTAACTTATCAATTATATCTTGTATTCTTTCTCTTTCTTCATCTGTTAAATTCTCATTATTTAATTTATTCTGATATTTATCAAGTGAAAGATGAATTGATGTTAACCAAGAAGGTTCATGATTAGGATCGTATGTAGTCTTCTTTACTTTAACTGATTTAACATATTGTTCATATTTACGAACTGCATTCATCATGTTATCAAAGCTCTTCAAATCTTCAGCACTCATTATATCTCTCCACATTTCAATTTACTAAAGAAATCATCATTACTTAATTTATCATAGAATAGCTCTCTTTCAGTTGGCTTATTCAACCATTCTTCAAATGATTCTGATTTATTTATTTCTTCTTTAGAGTCATTCTGGTCATCAATTTCTTCTTCCTTAACAACTACATCTTCTCTAATAGAAATGACCTCAGAAGTAGCTTTCTGATGAACTGGAGTATACTCTGTAGTTGCATTATGAATAATTGTATCATCTTTATAGTTGTTAAAGATATGATTTAAATCTTCTTTAAGAATTTCAATAGAATTATCATCTAATTGACTTAATCTATCTGGATTTCTCTTATTAAATGCAGTCATTACTTTATAAAGATTAAAGATACTACCTTCATCATTCTTCTTATTTGGAAATACATCTTTAGAAATTTCTTTAAGATACTTTCTACAAGATTTACTATCTTGATTATACCAACTAAATAATTGCATCTTTATATTTAATGGCATATATAAGCATTTACTTCCATCTAGTGTTCTTACTGATTTAATAGATTCATTTCTTTCACTACCATAGACTCTAATGTTAATGTTCTTCTTAAAGACTTCATCTTCATTTCCATAGTTAACTTGGTCTAATTTAATGCACTGATGAATATGACAATTAACCATTGGAGAATATAAATCAATACCATTTATAATAGTATCAATATCTTTATAATGATTACTATAATATGTTATCTTATCTTTAAGTAATTCATCAGGATTTGTAATATTGAAATGATTTAAATAGTCCTTGATATACTTTGATGCATTATTGTGTAAATTATTTGTCCAATATGCAAGATTTGTCTTAATATCATCTATAGTTAAAGATGCTAATGGATAATCTTTATCAAAGTGCTTAATAATTTCTTGTGTATTTGCAAAGTTAACTATTGTAGAAATTAAGATTAAATTGATATGCCAATCCATCTTAGAATTTACACATTTATCATTATAATGAACTCTTGGAATATAATGAATATCAATCAATTGTGCTTTCTTTGCGAAATCTTTAATTTCTTCCATTGGAACATCCAATAGATATGCACATTTATTAAAGACACCATTTAAATTTATTGGATATAATTTATTGTAAATATCCTTAAATTCTTTCAATTCTTTATTTACAATATTCTTATTTACTTCGTATTCATATTTCTTTAATTTCATAATCTTTATACCTTTCCTTTCTGATATTCTTCATACCAGACCTTGGCCAAGGAAAGGTATAAAGAGTGTTATTCTTGCTTTCATTATTATTTATATAACGAGCACTTGAGAAATTTGCAGTAGCTTTATTTCTTGTCTAAATATAAGTAATGATGCCCACTTTAGATGACCCTAATAGTATATTATTTCAAATATTCTATAATAAATCATAGTCAAATTGGTCTACTTTCATGTAGAAGCCTTTAATAATATAATATAATATAGGATAAGCTTCTACTATAATAGTATATTATATTAAAGGCTTCTACACGAATGATGACCAATTCGTAGACTTAAATAATAACTATGTGTATTATAATGGGCATCAAATATGGGCATCATATTAAATATCAATAAATTCCAATTATTTAATGTTATGTTGAAATAGGCTATTCTGGGCTATTATTTAACATAATCTTAACAACTATATCCCTAAATTATAAAGAAAGCCCAGAAAGCGCTTTCTGCGCAAAGAATAATAACTATATTTAAAGCACATATATTGTAGTCAATGAACGATGTATTAATTAACTATCTATTATATTCTTATTTAGATACGCCGTGGGGGCATGCGAAATGAGCTCTCCCTATACTATTATTTAATTTAGCTTTGGGGCCCATGTAATTTACGTTCCTTAAATTTAATGCCAATATAATGCCCCTTTATATATTCTTATTAATTTGGGCCCCTGCAGGCCCATATAAATTGACTCATAGATAGTGAAATTTACATATTATAGAATATCTGAAATTATATACATAAGACTTTATTATGAAATTGATTGAATTAGATATATTTACTACTGCAAATATTGAACTTGCTCATGTTATAAATAATACAAGAGGAAAGAACAACATTTATAACAAGAGGATTTAGATATGATTAAGAAATTTATTACAATTGATTTGGAAGGTGATGCTAATGTTCAACAATGTAGAGAATATTGGCCAGAAGGAAATCACTTTGATAAGAATACAATTCCATGGTGTATATCATTCTATGATGGAATTGGTATTGAGACTTATGTATGTAAATTACCACAAGATGAAAGAGATATTTATGATGATAATGGTAAATGGCTAGGTAGAACTAAATCATGTCATTTATTTAGTACTAAAGTTCCAAATTGTGCACATGAATGTAAAGATTTGACTGAATGGTGTAATAGAATTTATAGATTATTAAAGAAATGTAAAGAATATAATATACCAGTCTATTTCAAGCAATATTATGATAGAGATGGTATTGTTCATGACTATGATAAAGAAGTGCTTGAAATTACATTTAATAAATATAATGTAGATACTTCAGTGTTATCCATAGTTAAAGGACTAAAGATTAAGACTAAGCCAACCTTTGGTCAGAATAAAGATTCAGGATTACCAAATCAGGAATATATGAATATGGGTGTTCAACATAATAGAGAAGATGTAGTAGAATTATACAGAGCAATAAAGGAGAATAAGTAATGAAAGGAATGAATAAAGAAGATTTATATGATTATGCACAATATTTAGATGAACAAATCAATAATGAATTAAGAAAGATTGAGAAAGACAAAGCTAAATTAAATGCATTATACAGCAACTATGTTGAAGTAATGCTTGAATTATCAGAGTATATTGAGGAGTAGTTAATAGTACAAATGAATTTACATATATAAAGTGTTAATAGGAGGACTAAATGACTGATATTGAAATTATAAGACGCGAATTAGATGATGTTAAAGAAAGACTTGATAAATTAGAAGCACAGTTCAGCTGGCCTACTTCTTTATCAGCTGATTGGACTTATGTTAAAGAGAATCCATGGTTAGACTATAATGATACAAGTCTATCAAAGAGACCAGATAATTCAACATGGAAAGCAACTTATGAAGACTTATCAACATGGAGTAATAATGACTAGAACTGATATTATTAACAACTTTATTAAAGATAGAAATTATAAATCATATCTTGAAATTGGTTGCTTTAGAAATGAGAATTTCAATAAGATAATTGTTGATAATAAAGCATCAGTCGATCCAGATAAAGAAGCTCATGCTACATATTGCATGACTTCTGATGAATTCTTTAAAGACAATAAAGATAAATTTGACATTATATTCATTGATGGTCTTCATGAACATAATCAAGTATACAGAGACATCTGCAACTCACTTGAACATTTAAATCCTAATGGTGTTATTGTTATGCACGACTGTATGCCTAAGAATGAGCAGATGCAGTTATGGGATAATAAGTCACATCAGCATGAAGAATGGACAGGTGATACTTGGAAAGCATATTATAAAGCATACAAAGAATTACCATATAAAGTATATGTAATTGATACTGACTATGGTTGTGGTGTTATTGATACAAGTAGTAATAAATTACCAGATACAAAGAAAGTATTTATGAATGATTTAAAGTGGACTGATTATTTGTATTATACATCAACATCACAATATGGAATTATAAATGTATAAATATATAAATTCATTATAATATCTCCTACAAATAAAGAAAGACCTATAGACATTCGCCTATAGGTCTTATTCTTATATAGAATACGTTGCTGCTTATGCAGCGTTGTGATATGATTTATACTTAAAGAGGATTTGTTGTGTTGTGATGTATTCTATATAAAGTATTTATAACTTACCAAATTATGGGTAATATAATACCACATGTTATTGGTATTACTATCATTATTGCAATTAAGAAATATATGCCACCACAAGTGAATTCAGCATTCCAATTCTCTTTAATTGCATTATTTAGTCTATTAAATGTTGCTTTCATTATTAAATCTCCTTATTAAGATATTTATAATTTAATAAATTTAATAGTCTTTGGCAACCCTATATAGTTATAATTTAGTCTAATATTCCTTATAATAATGTAATTATTGATACATATTCAGATATTCCAAAGTCATCATTCTTTCTGCCATAGTGAAGACCTGCCAAATGTTCTACTGCCCATTTAGCCAAATAAGCTTTAGACTTAGAGATTCCAGCTTTCAATAGACCTTGATAGAATAGTTCATCTGCTATATCTTTATACAGTAATTCACTGCCATAAGCACCGTCATGACAGATTCCAGCAATGTTATATAGAACATTATCATTATCCCAATCTGGTAAATACCATCTGAATATCTTAGGAACAGATAGTCCATCAGTCATTGCTCCTGTATCGACTGTTATTCTAAATTTAACACCATTATATAGAAAGTCTATCCATACTGGATTATCTAATACATATAGTCCATTTACTTTATGAACACCAATACTATCAGACCAATTTACTATTGACAAATTATTAATAGACATTCTTTATCTCCTAATTCTTTCAATAATTTATTTAGTGCTATCTTTGAATTGACTAAGGTAGCAGTATTTCCTTTAACTCTGACTTCTTCACCAACAAGAATACAACCATTACTGTCTTTCAATGTATTGCCAGCATGAATACGAAATCCTCTATTAGGACTATAATGTTCATTAAAGATTAAAGGTAATTTACATTTGAACTTTGGACTATAATTTATAATTACATTATAAGTTCCATCAATCAACTTATGTGGATCGATAGTAAAGCAAATGAATTTATCATTTACATATAGTCTACCAAAGTCTTCATTCCTCTTTATCTTTATTATTGTCTGTTCTGATATTTGTGTCATGCTTAACTCTGTCATTTAATTCAGCTGTCTTACCATTATTCCATGTATTAATATCACCAGTTAAATAACCAGTAATACGTCTTATACGTTGGAAAGGAACGCCTTCACCTAGACATTCCTTTATATATTTGCATTCATTATTACAATTATCACAAGTCTCACTCATTATTTACCTGACCAATCGTTATTGTTGAATAGAATGCATCCTAATATCAATATGATTATAATGAATAGTAAAGTTGGTATCATTTATTATCCTTTGGTGACAATTGTCCCATCATAATTTCATTCTGACGTTCAAGTGCTTTAGTTAAGTGTTCAACTTGAATGTTCAACTTTACAAGTTCTTGATTAACTATACTAAGTTGCTTATCTATTGAATCTAATTTATCTTTATGAAGATTAACTATACCTTGAAGATTGGCTACATCAAATTTCAATTTAAGTAAATCATCATGTAGATTCTGACTATCATTATCACGTGCTAATTTAGTCTCTTGACGGTCTTTCTCCATTCGTCCAAATTTGAACCATAGATAAAGACCACCTAAGCAGAGAACTACTACAGGTAATGCAGAAGGAGATAAAGCACCAACTATTGTTGTGACTATCTGTTCCATTATTATGCTCCTTGTGTAATAGTGAATCCCATCATTTCTATATCAAGTGCTTGTTGAGCAAATGTTCCATTGAATCCAATCTTTATTTCAATAGGTGAGTTAGTGCTATTATAATAACATACAGGAATAGCATGAGAAATAGCTAAGTGATTTCCTCTAGTAAATGTGTTAGCATCTATATCTATTGACCCACACCATATTGAAATACCCATAACTGTTAAGTTATTTCTGTCCATATCACGAACAAATACCGACATATTAATAGCTGTCTTAGCGGGTAAATCATATAACTTATATAAGTCATTAATCATTGAACTATTTCCAGCTGGTATGTTGAGTGTCTTTACAGACCTGAAAGAAGCCATAGAAATAGAACTACCACCACCAACATCATCCCATATAGGTTCACCTTGAGCATTCAATATAAGTGCTTTACCAGCTTGTGCAGATGTATGAGCTGGTAATTCACTTGGTACATTATCCCAATTATAACTATTATTATTCCAAGTCAAGACTTGACCATCTGTACCACCTGTTGGAACTTCATTAAGGCCAATGTTATGAACATCTTTCCATTGTGCTGTTCCTTTAGCAGGAGATCCTGCATAATTAGCAACTAATACACGGCCAATTTCAGATTGACTAGGTTCGTATGGAATAACACCACTAAATAAATTATCAAATCTAGTACGACCATCATTAAAGATAGTTAACTGATTGACATTTGTAGTGACTGGTGGAAGTGTATTACTATCATGAACTATCTTTGAATTACTATTACCAGTTCCTGCACCAATATTAGTTCTTGCTTGTAATTTCTCTGCATCAGTAAATCCACCATTATTAGCATTTGATTGGTCGATATTTACGCATACTTTATTCATCTTTGCCATATTTAAATTCTCCATTCATGATTAGCGTCTTTGATTAAGAAGTCAATACCTTGAACGTTATTTGCTCTACTATATGATACCCACTGAGATACATTATAACCACTTTCAAATAGATGTAAATTCTTAGGTACAGAAGGTGTATTATACTGAACTAGCATATCGTTATTGCTATGAGGAATACCGACCAAGAATCTGTAAGTAGTATTAGCAGTCAAATGAAGTGGGCTAGAACGAGTAAATTCATGTCCATATACACCAGTTGAAATTTCACCTAGTTCAGATACAGTTCCATTACTATTACTAGATAACATATTCTCAAAGGCAGAATCAAATACCATTCCATACCAATTTCTTTCATCTAAATTGTAATTGTCATAGCATACCCAACCAGTAATATCTACATCTTGTGCAGGTGTGACTTCCATGAACATAGCACCGTAAGTAGATGTATTAACTGTAATGGTTGAACCAAATACATCAGTTATAGAAGAGGTATTCTTCAATGTATATGTTCCAATATCAGTAAATGGTTCAACAACGATAGGTGTATCTGCTTCACCATTACGAATCTGCATAAAGAATCTTGGGATAGATGGTCTTTCATTATAGTTGTCAGACCAAGGACCAATGTAGTAATTACCATTACCATCATTGTAGTCAAGTCGACCAGTAGTAGCATTTGACATATCAATTTCAGTATTATTGTATGTAATGTTCTCAACACCAACAGTAAATCTTGGTGTAGCATTGATGTAAGATGCATTACTGTATGATGGACAACCAGCAAGGAACAGCCCGTTGCTGTGAGCATTAGAAGGTAGATACAATGAAGCATAGTATACACAAGAAGATTTAAGTTCAGTAATGTTAGGGTTGATATGAACTAATGGAAATTCATTTCTACCTTGTATAACTTCTACAGGACCAGTATCGCCAACATAATCTGTATAACCAGTGTCAAAGTCATAGACATACAAGGCAAGCATAATCTTCTTACCAGTGAAAGCTTGCTTTGCGTAAATACCAATCAATGTAGGATTCTCAGTCTCACCATCATCTACACGAATGTCATGGTTGATAGGAACTGTGAAAGCCTGACAGAGCATTACTGCACCATTTGACATACCTATTACATTTGGATCAGCAAAGTCATATACATTGTCAACATTTGGCATATCAAAGTTAACTGTCAACTGAGTATCAAGGTCTTGCTTTAGCTTCTCAACTGTATTAACAACATCATTTACTTCAGAATTAACTATAACAACACCAGATACTGGATCGATAGTCAATCCATTACCAACTTTAACTACTAATTTGTCATCAACAATATCAATACCAGATGATGGATTTACTTTAACTGAAATTTCATTATTAGTTAAATCGATTGCATCACCAGCAGTGTATGTCTCACCACCCCCTCCTTGTGTCATAATGCTGGTCAATTCATATACTGAAATGTTATTGACTGTGGCTGTAATAGTACTTTCAATTACACTGCCTGTAAATTTGTTCATCACTGACGCATAAATACCGCCACTATAATCATCATGACTTCTTCCAGTCTTTCCACCATAAAGAATTCCACCAATAGTAATCGTCTGTGTATATGCATTACTGTTATCCAGTCTTACGTGAGCAACAATATCGCCTGCATGAACACCAGAAATACCTTCATTGAACAAATGAACTTGTACATCAGAATACTTATTTACTTCCGGTGCAGTAGTCTTTAATGTCAATTCTTCAATAACAAGATAAGGAGCTTCGTTCTTTAATGGTAATAGGTTATATTGTGGCACAATATCAATATTACCGTCTTTCTTAATAAAGCCAGTAATAGTTATACCTGTACCAATACCCATGTCAGTACCAGCACTGCGTGCATTTATCCAATTTACATCGCCTTTATTGACATCAATCGTAAATGTCTTTGTATTAGTCTGAACATCAGTTGAAGACTGAACATCAATAGTTCCATTTGGAGAAGTGATTTCTACATTAGGAACTTCAGGTGGTAAGTCAATATCTTCAAATTCAACATTAACTACACCATTTGCATTCTGCGTAATCTTCTTAACTGTCTTAGTAGCTGCACCATCAAATGACTTTGCAGACTGCTTATCTTTCTTATTAGATAAATCAAATTCAATATCATCAATTCTATCATTTATACTAGATACAGCAGTTGCAACAGTATCTTGCAATAGTTCAACTGTATCAGTAGTGTCTTTAATTGATAAATCCCAATTAGTCTGGTCTGATGTCTGAACATTTACAGTTCCATCATTAGATGTAATTGTCACTACATCTTTAATAACAGTACCATCACCAGTAGATGGAACTACATTATATCTTGACATAACAAGATTGCCGTATACATTATAGACATATACGTCATAAGCATGTGCAGGTGAAGCTAATACTATATTAGCACCTAATGAATCTAATGGAATCTTAAATGGATGTAAAGTTCCATCAAAGTCAGATGCACAATAATACTTGGTTCTTGTACCATGAATATAGACTTCAAGCCAACCACCAGTTAGTGGCTTACCTGAACTATTAACTTGTTGAAATGTTGGGTCTAATAAATATGCCCATTGAACTTCTTCTAAATCATTTATCATAATATTCTCTATCTCCTAGACGTAGCTGGTCCTATAAAGGACTATTTATGATTGTGTTATACTGAATAATAATTAGATTTATTATATTTAAATAATAGAGACATTCCGGGCATACTTTATAATATAAGGATATAAATACACGTCTTTATATAAAGCTGTCTTAGAATGCGCATTCTGCGCTAAGAATGATAGAATATAATATGGGCATCATAAGTGGTCATCAAAGATAATAAATCATAGTTAAATTTGAGTATTGAATGGACCAAAGTGGTCATCATTCATGTAGAAGCCTTTAATATAATATACTATTATAGTAAGAGAATATACTATTATATAATATATTATAAAGCTTCTACACGAAAGTAGACCAATTTATACTATGTTATTATAAGATATTTGAATAAAGTGGGCATCTAAAGTGGGCATATAAATAGATAAAGAACAATAATAAGGAGAATTTATGGGATATACATTACCAAGATGGAAAGATCCACAAAGAAAGAGAAATATACATATAAGTCATTTAGATAAATCATATTGTTGGTATTATGATTTAGATTTAAATGACTTTGAATTTATAGTTAATAAAGTAAATAATAATATAAATTTAAATGATAATGAGAATGATAGATTTGGCAAATATCTATATACTATTTGTTATATAGTCTTAGAGAATAAGAAATTTAAGAATAAGAATGGATTAGAGAAAGCTGAACTAATTGAACAAGCAATGTATGAATTAATGACTGGATTGAAGTATTATAATCCCAATAAGGGTAAATTATATTCATTCTTATATAGATGTTGTTATGTTGCCTATTGTCATTATTATACATTTAAGAATAAAGAGAAAGAAGAACAAGATAAGATTGTAGCTCATGTTAAAGAAGAAATTGATGATTACTATTATGAATTTAGTACTCATAAAGTAAATACACAGAATTATGGAGACTAATAAAGATGTTAACAACGAAGATTAACTTTGTTCCAATGGACTTTGGTGGATGTGGTTCTTATAGAATTAAATATCCAGGATTTGCATGTTATAATAAAGCTAAAGTAAATATATCTACACCAATGATGTATAATAGTTATGGACAAGAATTCATTTATACACAAAGAGTATGTAATAAAGATGTATTTAATACTTTAATGCCACTTAAAGATAAAGGAATTAAATTTGTTATAGACTACGATGATTGTCTATGGAGAGAATTACCAAATTATAATAAATGTGATATTCATTATGAAGATAATTATAAAGGTATGAAAGAATATCTTGATAAATTTGCATATAAAGTCACATGCACTAATGAATTCTTAAAGAAAGATTTAAGTGAATTTGTAAATGAAGATAAGATTATAGTCATGCCAAATTGTCTAGATTATACTAGATGGAGATTTAACTATATTAAGCCATCAGATAAGATTTCATTCTTCTATGCAGGTAGTCCAACACATTATGATGGAAAGAATTATGGTGACTTTAGCAGTGGACTTGTCCACTATTTACAGAATAAGACTATATATGGAATGGGTCATTTACCAGAATTTATTAAAGGCAAAGTATTAACAAATTGGGTTGATATTGATTTCTATCCATCTGTATTCTATCAATGTGCAGTTAATAGTAAATTTATCATTGCTCCTTTAGCAGATAATTACTTTAATAAGTGTAAATCAGATTTGAAATATATAGAAAGCTGTGCAGTTGGTAGAGTATGTCTTGTGACAGATTTCCCTGATTGTCCATATTCAGCAGTTGCACATGAATATCAGAAGATACCATTAAATAGTACAGCAACAGCAATTAACTATATTGTAGAACGTGCCAATGAACATTATGATGAAATTATTGAGCATCAATATAAAGTATTAAATGAACGATGGTTGGATGCTAATAAATACTTACAGATATTTCAGTAATATACAATAATCTCCTATAATAAAGAAAGTCTCTAGAGGGTTGCTCTAGAGACTATTATTATTTCCTTGTCAGATTAAGATTACATTGATACTAGATTTGCTGTGTTGTCCTTGATGCAGACATAAGCACAACCTCTAGGTTCAACAATACCTGCAACTGCAGCAATTGCCCAACGAGTCTTATTTGTACCTGCGAATACGTCTACTGCACGACCTTCGTGAAGAGTGATACCATCTGGAGATGTGACTCTTGATTCAGCATTAGACCAGTCTAATTCTGGAAGAGCATCAAATTCGAATGCACCATTTACACGGAAGATACCAGTGAAGTATACACCTGCCTTAATTGGGTTAGCTAATTTCTTAGTTGCCAAGTCAGATAGAGCGATATTGTCACCATCAATGTCACATGCTTCACGAGTTCCATTACCAATGAAGTCAGTCTTACGAACCTTAACTGCACCAGAAGTTGCATCTTCGATTGCGATGAATGCCTTCAATGCAGAAGTCTTAACACCAACCATGTCAGTTGCATATACACCAGCGATGAACAATGGAGTACCTGCTGGAATATCTTCAGTGACACCATTCAATGTCAATGTATCATATTCGTCACCAGTTGCATAAGAAGTGACTGTTGCAGATGCTAATTCTGCTGCCAAATCTTCAGAAATTTCAATTGTTGGCATACCTTGCTGAGCACGAACTTCAGCCTGACCAACCATACCCTTTAGACCTTTCTGGAAGCGTGGTTCTACATCACCAGCTGGGGTAAATCCTTTACCACTTGACTGCATGATAGATTCAACCATTGGGTCAACGAATGCGAACTGTGGTTCACTAGAAATTGATTCTAGATAGTTAGAAGCCTTGAATAGAGGAAGCCAACCAGTACCAACGAATGCAGTATTCTGAAGACCAATATCATCTGTCAATACAGACTGTACTAGACCTTTAGCAACCTTCTCACCGTATGGCTGAGCAATTTCCTTATCCCAGTTAAGGTCAGTGACTTTCTCTAATAGATTTGTATTAACCTTAACATTACCAATCTTAATAGACTTTGTGACTTTACGTTCGATTACATCTTCAGAACCAGTTGCTGAGATGTCCATACCTTCAACGTATTCACCAGCATCACGAATAACGAATTCGTAAGACTGTCCATTACGCTTACCAACCAACTGATCTTTACAATAGTTCTTAGAACCTACTGTTAAATATGGAGCTGCTTCTGCAGAACGGATTAGAACGAGTTCAGCTCTCTTATTTGTCTTAATATCATTTGCCATAATTTATATTCTCCTTGAATGAATTATCTACGCTTATTCTTACGTAGGAAATTGTTAATTGAATTTATACTAGATAATAGAGATACTTCATTGTCACTATTACCAGCACCTGATTGTGTAATTTGCTTTCCAATAATAGGAATGTTATTCTTTACAGGATTTACATGTTCATTTACATGTTCATTTGCTGTGGTTGTTGATTGTTCTACCTTAGATACATTATTCTTTGAATTATAATAGTTATCAAGGATTTCTTCAACTACTTTAGCAGTATTTCTTTCTAGAGTAATAGGATCTTTAATGACTGCTCTTGAATAACGATTTGATCTAAAGATTTGAGGCAACCATTTATCTGAATTTGTCATCAATTCTCTTAATACAATAGGATATTCATTTACAGTATCTAGATAACTAAAGATTACATTCTTATTATCAAATTCATGAACTGCATCAGCAAATGCTTTACCATCTTTCATGATTAGTGCATTATAATCTTCTAGTTCTTGACCTTGAAAGCATCTTTCGGTAATAATTCTGTCATTCTCAATATCTTGTTGTAATTGTTCTTGACGAATTCTTTCAACTTCATGTTGCATATCACGTTCTTGTAATTTCCAATTAGTATATGCATCATAATTGATATTACCGTCTTTATCTTTAAAGTCTTTAGATTGTAATCCTTTATATTTCTCTAAAGCTTCCTGTAGTTCTTTAACTTTAGCTTCAGCTTCTTTACGACGCTGCTTCTCTCTGATATAAGCATAATCTCTTTGTTCTTTATGATTCTTCTTGCTCTTATCAGAATTATCTTTCTTTCCATCTTCAACTTCAGTAGTCTTAGGCTCATCACTTCCTGCTGCCTTAGCAGCTTTGTTAACTTCTTCTGTAGTAGATTGACCGTCTTTATTATTGGGATTGGCAGCTTTATTACTATCAGTCTGTTCAATCTTAGTAGTATTGTCAGGAGAATCGACGTTAATTTCTTCTGATTTAGGAGATTCTTCTTTAACTTCTGATGATGAGTCATTGGTTAATGATTTATCTTCAACTACATTATTGTCTTCCTTTGTATCATCTTTGGACAAATAAGACATTGCTTGTTCTGTTGTCATTGACATGTGACAGCTCCATGATCCAGTGTGTTGATGATTGTATAGAACCACTGTTATTCATATACAATATAATAATTAGTGTAGTTATGGAGCCAAAGAGAATCGAACTCTTCCACTATCCTTGCAAAGGACGGTCGCCAGCCTTGGAACATGTGGTCCCTTATAGAGCACTAATCCAGATTCGAACTGGAAATTTCACTTTGGTAAAGTGACTTGTTGCCATTACAATATAAGTGCTTGAAAGTATATAGTATTCTTAACTATATACTATAATTAGAGATTTGAATTATACTTAGAATCCTTGACCAACATAAGGCTTCTTATCATTTAAGAATTTACCTAATGAGTCACTATTCATAAATCTTGCTGCTCCTTCAGGTGTGACATTAGGATATGAATAAGTCTTTCCACCTAAATCAGCAGTTAATACTTGTGAATATGGATCATAACTTACATTACCAACCCAAGAAGATGATTGAGAAATAGGTCTACGTGGATATTGGTCATTCCAGTATTTAACATATTCTCTTTCACGTAATTCTGCTTCAGCATTTAAAGCAGCAATTGCTAAAGATTTCTGTGGTCCAGGAGGCATAGCAAGAATTTCTTGATATTCTGGTAATGTTCGAATATCAAGTAATTTGTCATGTTCTTCTTTAGTCTGACGTTCGACTGCACGTCTATCACCAGACTTAAGAGCATTTCCTGTTCCACCTTTAGATGTAAGAACATTAAATATAGGCATTATACTACTCCTTCAGCGTCTGCTTGAATAGCATTAACTTCATTGACTATTTCATTCTGTAGTTCTTGAGCACCATCATTAACACCTTTAATATAAGCATCTGATTCTGCTTCAGCTTTAGCCATTTCAGATTCAGCTTCTTTAATGTTAATTTCTTGTTGCTTTAGAATTGCATCATTATCAATCTTTGTTCCATTCTGTTCTAATTTAGCAATTTCAAGAGCCATCTTATTCTGTTCTTGAATTTGGAACTTCTGGAAGTCTAGTTCACGTTGTTCTCTATTATTCAACATGTTAATTTGTGTAGTATTCAACTGTTGACGTAATTCTTCAACTTCAGCAGATTTCTTCTGTAATTCTTCCATTGTATCTTCCATTGCAGCTTGCATCTGGTTCAACTGATGAATTGCAGCAGGATCTTGCATTTGACTAATGAAGTTAACATCTTGTGGTAGATTAGCAACGATATTACGAGATAGGTCTTCACCAAGGTCATTCTTCAATGTATCAGCAAAGTATTTAGCAATGATTGGCTTCATATTATCAGGCATAATAGTTGCAAGTGCAGTCAATTCTTGACGTTGCTTCATTTGACGTGTAATGACTTGTGGTCCATTCTCTAGAGTAAATCTTTCATCATTACCACCATTTAACATTTCAATTATAATCTTACCTAATGTACGAATTGCTTTATAGGCATTATTATAATATGATGCAGTATTGGACTCTTTAGAAATTTCTTGACGTAGAATTTCAGTAGCAGTTCTTTCTTTCTGATCTGCA